GACATCATCTTGTAGTGAAAGAATAGCTAAATATTCCTCTTCTGATATATTGAATTTATTTTTTAAACGTAATCGTCTACTTTTCGATGCGATACATTGTTTACAGTTTCCGTATTTTAATTCACCTTTTTTATTTTTCTTAGGTTTAGGGAATAATTCGGAAATCTTATCTGTATCACAAGCGTTGCAATGAATTGACATAATCTACCTTGGTTAGTGGTAGATTATAGCAGAAGTCAAAATTAAACTGCGCCTTTGTCTCCTAAGATGCGAAGGACGTAGTTAATCATTAGTTTATGAGCCTTACTGGCTTCTTTATATTGAGCAGCAGCGTCTGTATAGGATTCTTTAGCTTCTTTTAGGTGCTGGTCTTCGTCCTTGTTCTTGAGGTTCTCGCGCTCGTTATCTACCACTACCATTAGTTCGTTCTTTAAATCATCAATAGATAGGGCTTCAACTTTGGTACGCCAATCTTGGGGTAATTCTAAAAACTTCTCTTCTGGGTTCTTTGCTGGTCTAGGCATTGTTTCTTTCTGGGTTAGTGTTTAACTACACCGACAATATACACTCACGGGTGTGCTATGGCAAGGGTTAAATGAGCGACTTGACGGCAGATTTGTCGTTCCGGCTCTCAATTAATATCTTTTTGTCAAATAATTCATTAGTTTCGACTGAGTGTTCAATTATAAAAATAAGCTTGTCTTCCGCTTCTTGTTTTAATAGCTCTAAACAGCTTTCCCGGCTTATGGGGTCGTGGTTATGGAATGGCTCATCTAGTACCATCCACCCCGGATTGAAGCCTGTACGCCTCGATATGACGTTATTAATGGCAAGATCTACCGCCCATTCTACGCTAGCAAATTGTCCACCAGATAGACCAGATCTTATGGATACTTCTTTACCATTTTTGTATAAAATGGGTCGAATTTCCTCTTTAATTGTGTTTTTCTGAGTTACTTTCTCTGTTTTGAACTCAACTACAATAGAACTAGTATTGTTGAGTTTAGCGAGTTTACTATTAGTCTCTTGGGCTATTTCAAGTAAAACCTCTTCCATTATGTTATTAAGAAACGACTTAAGCATAGCGGAGAAGTCTCTTTCTAGATTTAATTCATGACTTATCTTAATTATTGAATCTTCTAATATAGTTACTTGTTTTTGAAGATTTTCCGCCGCGAGGAGGTCGTTTTTATATTTCTTGACCTTTTCTTGATTAACTCCATTTTGATATGAAACGTTTACACGAGATTCGGTTAGTTGCATATTAAGAGTTTCATATAGAAGTCTCTTTTCTTTATATTCCTGTAGTATGGGAGAAATTTCGGTAAGTAAGGCGTCAATCTTTTCTTTATTCTTTTGATTGAACTCGTACTCAGCTGTATCTCTTTCTAGATTAATGCGTTTATGCACGTTCCGGAGTTCTAATTCTAGCCCTTGAATCTCTTTGATAATACCTTCTGATTCAGCAAAGGTAGTGTTTTCAAGTTCGGTTCTAAGGGCTGTGTTAATTAAATTAGCCGCTTCTACGTCTTTTAGCTGAATTATACAAGAGTCCAGCGTATCTGGAGCTTTCCATTCTTGACCACAGGTTTTACATGTATTATTCTGTAAGTGGTGTATATGTTCGTTTAAAAAACGAATTTGAGATTGAAGGTCTATATAGAAGTTAAACTTATTCTTAATAGCTAATTCATTCTTTTTGATATTTGCTTCAATCTTTTTACGCTTTTCCGTTATTTCAGTCTTAATTCTATTGTCTTTTGCGCGCAATTCACTGATTTTTATGTCAATTTTAGTCGTTTCTTCGACTAAAGGCGTGACAAACACCGGCTTAACTTCTTTAATCTTATTGATCTTCGCCTTGCAGTTCTCAGCTTTTGTATTAAGGAAAGAAAGTTCGGCTTCTAAGAATTGAATTTGTATGTCTAACTCTTCTATTTTCTTCCCTTCGGTCTCGGTGTCGTATAGCTTTGGTTCTTGGACCACTGGGATAGCTTGCCTTGAACCAGCTAAACGAGCTTTAGTCATTTCTAGCCCATTCTCTTTTGCTTCAATCGAAGTTTTTGAGTCGTAAATTGCTTGATCTATAGTATTTAAATTAAGTAATTGACCAAGAAACTCTTTTCTATCACTGTCCACCATAGACATAAATCGACCAAAGCTTCTCTGCGGTCTAAAAGTTAATGCATCGAGCAGATCTAAACTGATTGGCAATAACTCTCCAACCTTGGTCTTTACAGTCTTGGCCCCAATAGTTGTTTCATCATTTTTAGTAAATGAATTTACCTCTCCACGGTTCAATTCATAAGCATCCCCGTTATATTCAAAGGTGAGAGAGACTTGCATCTTATCTTCAGTAAGATAACTTTGTAATTCAGTTGATGGGATATGAGAATACCCGAAAGCGTAAGGGATGGCTAGGTGAAAATTGCTCTTACCACTGCCATTGCTGCCACCGGTATCAAGATTTTTACCAAAAATACCAATAACTCCAGACTCAGGTAACTCTCCTGAGTCTTGAGAATCAACAAAGCTCCGAAAAGCCTTCATTTTTATGTTTTTAAGCTTTATTCTTGACATTATAAGGTATCTTTTTCTTTCTTTTGTCTATCTAGAAACTCACGTTCATGAATTTGCTCGTTAGCTCCAGCAATTTGCTCTACTTTTCGGAGCATAATGCCGTTGTCAATAGTTTCCTTAATCGTAGTAAAGCTATCTACTTTGTTTCTTTTCATTACAGTTTGACACTTCCTGCAAAGAACTTCTTTCTTAGCGTCTTCGGGGGAAAGAGACCTAGTTTGAGGCTTATTGCAGGTAGGGCAAAAATATCTATAAGTAGCCATTAGTCACCTAAGAATGATTTTTCAGCTTCAACAGCGTTTTGAGCTTCTGATAGTTCCATCTGTTCGTCCCGACGAAATACTATTGAACCACCTAACGTACCTAACATACTGGCTATAGAGATTGAATTCCGTACTGCTTCTAAAACAGCAGGAGTGCTATCTAAAATACCGGAATGACGCGCATCTACATATTGATGTTGCATTGCGTCATAAACAAGTGAATCCGTATTGCTTAGCTTGTGTACAATTTCATCTATTTCTTCAGTATGCATACCGCAATTAGTTAAAATCTTAGTTAAAGGTTCCATTAATGCAGGTATTAGTATCTCATTATTAATTTCATTATCTGGTAGGTTTTGGCTAACCTTTAGTAACGTCCAGCAACCGCCCGGTAAGCAGCCGTGATTCTTAGCTCCACGTACAGCGAACGTAGCATCTTCTGCACGATCTCGCTTTTCACGTAATTCACCGTTGGAAGGGCCGATTACCTTAAGCTTTGCGATACCAGAAGTAAGCTTAGCTAGTCTTTCTTGAATAAAGCTTGAATCATATTTACTATCAGAGGTCTTTAGTGACTCTCGAAGCTCGTCAGCCCGAACTTCTATTAATGTATCATCTGATAACCCAAGAATTGTACTGCGGTATCTGGTAGCTTCAAACGATTCAATACCATAACCTAGGTCCTGCAAGGTTGCGTTCTCTATGGGGCGACCAATAGGATCAAATACCGTGGCTCCGGTAACTGCCGCTAAGTCATATAGAAAATGCATTTCACCGCTACTAACGGGTGATTTTGGAGTTAATAATGGGAAAACGTTAATAGTGTGAGGATGTGAGAAGTTTGCCGATAAATCTCCTAGTACGGCTTCTGAATATCCAGTAGCTACGATAACGACATTGTAGTTAAATGGCTTTTCGAGGTCGTGGTGTTGTGGATTTTCCCATGCACTACCTACGGTTTGCATTAATTTCTCTATAGTCTGTATTTGTGTAATTGCACCAAAATACAGTAAAAATACAGGCTTTTCTAGGAAGGTTCGGTTATTCTTCTTATCGTTTAAGAACAAAGGAAATAGCTTACCGCAGCTTTCCTCATACCCCATTCCTATGGGATATCCCTTGGTGAATTCCACCTCATAAGCTGAGGGGCCTGATTGTTCATTAATTATAATGTTGCCGTCATCGCCAATAACATCAAAGCACCTCATAACTGCGTCAGCTAATTCTCCGTCGCCGTTAGCTGATAACTTAGCTACAGACTTAAGCATTTGTTCATCCGCTTCCATACTATGGCTTTTAATAAACGGAGAAATACTCGAAGAAAAAACTTCTTCTAGATGGCGAACTACTTTTTGTGGAGAGACGGTTGGATGCTTCTTGCAATACTCATGTGTACGACGAACAATAGCTTCCGCTAAAACAGTGGCGGTAGTTGTGTTGTGAGTAACTACAAAATTGTCCGTTATATAAAGATTATCTGGATTACTTACTTTAATGCAACGCATTTCACCTACTTTATTAGTAGGAGTGATTCTTATTACTTCATCACCATCTCCTTCCCCCATGAAGTTTGGAGTAAAAGATTTCATTCCTAATTTAAGCCTTCTATATAATTCTCTGGTGGTTATAATTTGTGTTTTTTTGCTTATTTTTCCATAAAACTCATGTTTTACAGACCATAAATGGTCAAAACTACATTCTACAATTCTATTTTTTGAAAAATGAATTTGCCAAATCTCTTTAGCCCCTTTTTCGTAAACCTCTATAATTTCTTGAATAGTTCCGTTGGTTCCGCAAATTTTCATTCCTTTACGAGCAGCACCCATAAAAATAAATCCTTCCGGAGTTAGGATCTTACTCCATAAAGGCTGTGGCCCGTCGCCAGCTTCCGAGGCGGTTCTTACCGAGGCGTCTCTTGCCGCCTCCATAATTGCATGGGCAGTGGGGTCTTGAAAACCAAGATTGCGAAACACCGTTACACCGTCTTTAGTAAAGATGTGAGGCAGACCGTACTCTTGCCTTTCGATTAGAACCGGCCTACCACTGGGGCCCAATGTTGAGCCAACCATATCTGAAATAATTTTCATTGTGTCTAAGACCTTCTTTTCAAGGCTTGGACCATTAACTAACATATCCTTTGCTACTGTTTTTGCTTTTCTATAAGAATTCATTAAATTTTCCCCATTTCCTTCATAAATGCTAAGTATATCTCAAAATTCTTGTGGTCCTTACTCCAAGGTACATAATCGAATATGTCTAGCTTGTAGCTCAAACTACGTCCAAGATTCAGAGTATACATATATTTCCCGTTTTCAAATATACTATTCTGTGCGAACATTTCCATTCTATCACGAATTTCAAAATCTTCTTCTGGGCAAAACTCTTCTAATCTGGCATAAATAGCTCTATAATTGTCTATTGTATGTTTAACCAAAATTTCTACGTTCTCGCCCTTAGACGCTAGTTTCCCAAGATTCTTGTCAATAAGGATTTTTTCTGCTTCCTTGTCTCTGTTTGAATTAAAGATTTGTTCAGCGTCTAGTCGTTCAAGTTCTTCCTTACTGATGAAGTCTTCTTTCTTATATTCTTTAAATTCCATGCCCTTTTCGGCTAGAGACTTGCGGAAGGTCGAGTTCTTCTTCTCTTCCTCAATCTTCTTCATGTTTTCTTCGTAAATAGTCATGTTATCTTTTACTTCCTTGATCTCTACTGGAGGTAGATAGGCTATGTAAGTTGTATTCTTAACGACTTCTGCAACCTTTTCTACAGTAAAGTTTGCTGGCGCAAAAGACATTGCCTCTATTTTAACTGTTTTAGGCTTGCTCCCTAAGTTTGGGGTTGAGAACGCTCCATTAGTAACTTCCTTAGTCATACGGTTGCGTACACGACCATGAAGCTCCTTATTAAACGTTAAGCTCAATATATCATATTTCTGTGGATGTTTTTCCACCTTTTCTGTCGTTTTAATGCTGCGAAGCTTATAGAGATTGTTCCTCTTCTTGTCTCTTGATAGCTTGCTGGTTTCTCGAACGATTAATCCATTCTTTTGTAAATGGGTTAAATACCGATATGTTTGACGCTCTGATTTGCCAATAGCTTTAGCCAAGTAAGTCGTCGTCGCATTGCATTTCTTCATTTTACCATTATTCATGTTTTCGATATGAATGAGTAAAAGTTCACAATTCTTGTTGAAGGGGCCTTGATTCATGTCCTCATTATAACACACTTGCTTAAAAAAGAAAGTGGCAGATATACATATCCATGCCATTTTGAAAACGTCACATATACTAAGTAACGCGCGAAGTCTTCGACAACTTCAAGATCCTTAAGTAACACCATTAAAACGCTAAAACGCTGTTAAAAATGGCAGATATACATACACATGACAGAATCAAGAATGGCAGATATACTACTACCATAGTATAGGATATTAGGTAGTGATGTAAGTCTATGATCTATGATCTTTCGATAAACCACCAATCCAAACACTTAATTCAAAATGGCAGGTATACTATACTACATATAGTATAGGATGTTAGGTAGTTGTAGGTATATGGATTGTAGGTGATTTAAGATCATTGATCCAAGCTTCCAGTGTGTTATAATGCTGGAATGCTCATTGGATTTATAGGAACACCGTGTAGTGGTAAAACGACTATTGCTGCCAAGCTATTTGCTAGTCTTAAAGAGATCGGAATGAAGACAGAGATAGTGGCTGAACAAGCTAGACAATACATAGCTGAGGTTAGGTACACTAACCATATGAAGTATAATGACCCTGTATCATTAACTAACGACGATCAGTTAAATATTTATAAAGCTCAAATGCATGCTGAAAGTATTATGATGAATTCAACTGCTCCTGAGACTATAATTATTTCTGATAGTTCTTGTCTAAATGCTGGATTATATTTGGATTCAACATTCGATTTAAATCCAGACAGAGGCTTCTTTACAAAAGCTGATAATCATTATGACATCTTATTCTTTTGCCATAACTTAAATCTTCGCTTCCTTCCAGAAGATAGTAATCGAATTCATAGTTTAGATGATATTAATGGATTACAAGATAGAGCTTTAAAGCTTTTAGATATATGTAAACAAAGAGGCCAGAATGTATTTGAGTTATATGGTACGTTGACGTTAGAACAACGTTACCTAAAAGCAAGTCATGTTATTATGGAATATCATGGTAATTTTATACAATCACTATAATTATGAAACTAAAATGGCTTTCACCCGTATACATAGAAATCATTGATCCTAGTAATGAAGAACTCCGTTCTTTAGAAAAACTACTTACCTTTAAAGATAATAAGGTTAAATATGAAATAGATCGTTTTAAACATAGTTATTGGTTTGTTAGTAAGTATGGCGAAGAAGCTTATGCTGAAAAGCTTGAAGAACTTCGTTCTAAAGAACAAAAGAGTCTTCTAATTACTAAGAATGGGAAATTAGTTACATATTCAGGGTTAATAAACTTAATTGCTTCAATAATTAAGGTAGTTATTCCTCCTAATCCATTTTGCTTTGAGAAAGTAAGTCTGCCTTGGGCTAAACAACCTCCTGAATTAAGATATTACCAACAACAAGCCATAGATAAACTTATAGAGGTTAAACATGGAGCAATTTCCCTACCTACTGGAAGTGGTAAAAGTCTTGCGTTATTGTACCTAACTAAGCATTTTGGAGTTAAAACAGTGATTATGACTCCCAGTGTTAGTATTGGTAATCAGCTATACGAGACTTTTAAAGAACACTTAGGAGCTAAGTATTTAGGTAAGTATGGAGATGGCAAGAAAGAGTTCAAGAAGTTAATAACTATCGCTACTGGTCAGTCTCTTACTAGAATAGAAGATGATACTGCCGCCTATGAAGCTTTTAGCAATGTTAAGTTATTCTGTTCTGATGAATCTCATACAACTCCGGCTGAGACGTTCGAAAAGGTGTGTTCAGGGCCTCTAGAGTCAGCACCATTGCGTTATTTCTTCTCAGCTACCCAAATGCGTAATGACGGTAGTGATTTGCTTCTAGAAGGCATTATAGGACCTGTAGTCTATGAAAAAACTACAGACGACCTAATTAATGAAGGATTTTTAGCTAAACCTCATTTTATGATAATGTCTGCCTTTAGTTCAAGCGATTACACCAATAAAGATGCTATGAGGATGATCAGTAAGCATTTATATAACAATGTCGAACTTCATAAGACTGTCGCTACGTTCTCTAATGCCAGTGTAGCTTCTGGGAAGAAAGTTATGATCATGATTGATCAAGTTACTCAATTTAAATACCTATATCCGCACCTTAAAGGTGTTGTTGCCTTTGCCCATGGTGGTAAGGTAAGTAAAGAAAATATGGCAGACATTCCTGAAAAATTCCATAAATCAGATGCCGATGAGTTAGTTGCTGACTTCAATAATGGTAAAATAGACGTACTTATAGGAACTTCTTGTATTTCTGTAGGAACTGACATAAAACCAGTTAATATCATTTATAACCTTCAAGGCGGTAAATCTGAAGTTAAGTTTAAGCAATTAATAGGTAGAGGTACTAGATTATCTCCCGGAAAAAAGGATTTTTGGTTCGTTGACTTCGATATTAAAAATATACCGATGATTCATAATCAAAGTTTGGCAAGAATCGCTATTTACAAAAGCTTTTATGATAATATAGTGTTTAAATGAGCAAATTCACCTTCGACCCACATTTTAGGTTCTTTAGCAAAGAAGTTCAGCTTAACGTAGCTGACAGCTTTGGTGTGTCAAAAGATGAATTTACTAAAAAACAAAAAGAGCAAGTTGAATTGCTTATCAGTCTAGAGAAAAAATTTAAGAAAACGTTGTTAGCTGACAGTCGAGGGGTAAATATATATAAGAAGTTTCTCGACTTCATTTGGCATAGCGGTAAAGATAATCGTAGAAATACATTAGTTGCAAGGCCTTTCTTTCGTGAACGTAGAACTCAGTTTTCAAAGGGGATTTCTCCGGCAATTAAGAAAAAAGACCTTAAGAAGCTAATTAAGTTCAATATTAACTTTCCATTTATTGTATTTGTAATGGATGTTGGCAATTTTGGTCCTAATAGTAAGATAACTAAGCTAGCTAAAGAAGTAGAGTTGGCTAGAAATGTCATTATTCATCAAAACATGCCTTTGGCCATAAGCAGAGCAAGGATTTTTAAACAAAAGACTCCACAAGCTCACTTAAGTTATATGGATCTAGTACAAATAAGCTTAGAAGCTCTTTGTACGGCTGTTGATAAGTTTGTTCCGCCATATACAACAGTCTTTAGAGACGTAATTATAGGTAGAATAACTGGCGATTTAATTGATAATTATAGCGATAAAATGCTTTACTTCTATCCTAGTGATAAAAGAAAGATTTATCGAGCTAATAAGGTATTAAAGAATCAAAAGAACGACGATATGGAATCGTTGGCTAAAAAAGTTAACGAAGGTCCAGCGCTAGATCAACCTACCACGGGGCCAGAAATTAATCAATTAATGATGGCAAGTAGTCACTTTTCTTTAGATGAGGGCTTTAATTCTGAAGATCCTGGTGAAATGCACGTAAAGGATACTTCTTACCACAATATCTGCGCCGCCGATGAAGAATCAAGGCCTGATATAATGGCAGAACAGAAAGATTTGAAGACTAAGTTAGTTAGTTGTTTACATAATCTTTCTATATTAGAAAATAAACTATTAAGACTTAAAGGCGTAAACGAGGATATGATATGAAAAAGACAATGAATGGAAGCATAGCTATAGAGCCATTTAAGAATACCGATGTAAAAACTCAGGTTAGAAGTGGTTTTGCTGTAGTTGAGCAAAAACACACATTAGCCAAGGTTAAGGTTATCCACGGTAATTATTCAGGCACTATTCAATCCGGAGCTACTATTTGGGTGCTCGCTGAACTATTTAAGCAACCATGGGCATCTAAGATTTATACAAATGACAATGAACTATTTATCCTAATGCCTGAACAATTCGTCTTAATTGTAGAAAATCCACAATAATGAAGATACTTTACGTCGGTGATATGCATATAAGACCTGATTCTATGGATCAGTGTCTAAAGCTATTTGATTTTATCAATAAAACAATAAATGAACAAAAGCCAGACTACGTTTGTTTTCTTGGTGATCAGTTTGATAATCACGGCGTAGTGCATTTACAGGTAGTTGCTGCTTTTATAGCTTTTATTAAACAGCTTCGGTGCCCTTCTATAGTCTTAGTAGGTAATCATGACCGAAGCAACGACTTTAATCAAATCTTTCATGGTATGGAATTCTTATCTGGAATAGAAAATTGTACAGTAGTTCATAGTCATATAGTAAAAGATGACGTGCTCTTTGTTTCATATAAACATAACCCACAGAAGCTAATCGACCTAGCTAATGAGTTTAATACTAAAACACTAGTTTGTCATGCCTCATTTAATGGCGGTAAGTATGATAATGGCTTTTATATAAAAGATGGGATTGAATTAACCCAAGTTCCACAAAAAATAATTATAAGTGGACACATACACGCCGCTCAAGTTTTTGGGAAAATAACTTATGTAGGAAGCAGTCGTTGGATTAACATAAACGATGTAAATGCCGAAAAACGATTTTTATTGGTAGATCATGACGAAGATATGTATGAGTCTATACCAATAATTGGCGTTCCTAGTATTAAGGTTTATCAAATAACTAATGAAGAAGAACTAAAGATAGGATTAAGTCAAGATTTTTTGAATAATAATATTTGCTTTGACGTTGTAGGAAATACAGTATTTATAGATTTGGTTAAGGAAAAGGTAAGCAAGTTAGATAATAAACCACGTATCCGACCTTTCCCTACACAAGTTAAACAAGTTAAAGTAAAAGAAAGCTTAGGTATCAAAGAGGCGTTTAAAAGTTTTCTTTTAGATTACGTGGTAAAATTCGATAGTAAGATCGAAGACTTAGAAGATTTGGCGGCCAAGAGGATAAATTGGGATGGCAAGTGAATTCGAACAATTACAACTACTTAAAGAATGGACAAAGCTTTACGGTGCTCTCCACGACAGCCAAGTAGAACAGTTAAAATACTGGCCTTTGACTCTGACTCATGCGGTCAAGGCAGAGATTTTGTTTAACTTTGAAGCAAGGACAGTAATCTATAATATAGAAAAGACGAAAGGCAAGAAACCTAAAGATCTGCCTAAGCGTCTAAAAATACTTGAGTTTTACACAAGATGGCTGCTTGGTGAGGATTATAATATCATCGTTCAAAAAGGCGAAACCGTCTGGTTTTATTCAAAAGGATTAATACATGGAATCGCCCAAGGAACTGACAATACCACAGACGGAAAAACTAGTGCCGGACGAAGAAGAGTTCGCGCTAAGGGAGTGGAAGCGAAAAAAGGAACTCCCCGTCCCACTTCCAACAGCGGTAAAGATGTATGAACTCTATTTAAACGGCTATACTTGTGAGCAAATCTTTAAAGCAAATGGCGGAGCCTTTGAATACGGTGCTATAATTGACGCTAAAGACCGTTTAAATTGGGATATAAGACGCGATCGTCAGTTAATGGCTTTGCATAGTCAAGTCGAGCGTAAGGTCTATAAGGTTAAACAAGATGCATTGAGTCATTTATCTGACCTACTTGCGGCTGCTCATAAGATTTGGGGGGATAAGGTAGCACAATTTCTCCAAGAAGGTAATCAAGAGCTATTACAAGGATTTGATCCAAGTTCTTTGAAGAATTATAAAGAAATCTTAACTATGTTAAAATTACTTACTGAAGGAACTGGCGATAAGAAAGAAGTAATGGTTGGTGGAACAGTTAAGCATTTACATGCAGTTACTAGTGAAATGAAAGGTCCAGAAGCTAAGAGAGTAAGTAGCGCGGCAGCCAGCGAATTGCTTGACTTAATTGCTACAAGAGAACAAAATGCTAAGTAAAGAAGAACAAGAAGAGATACTCAGAAAAGCATTATTCATTCCGTGTGACACCAAGGAACACTTACATAAGTGGATTAAGATATATTTAGGTATTGACGTGCCTAATGTAATTGTATGTGATGATGAGGTCAGGAATCCTTCAAGCAATTCAAGCCCAATGGATTTAATTTGGGAAATATACTCAAAAGCGAGAAATGGCCAAGATGAAACATTTACTCGCGTATTAGGGTTCGCAGCTAGAGATAGTTTTAAGACGCTATCAGCAGCCATTCTTGAAACTTTATGTATGTTCCACCTCGGTCGTAATGTTGGCCATATGGCGGCATTAGAAGCTCAAGCTAACAATTGCCAGAGATATATAGAGGGTTATTTTAAACGTCCAATTCTTAGAGAATTTATGACCTCTAAGAACAAAAGACAAATAGAAATTACTAGATATTTATCTATGGATGGATCTAGATCTATTTCTCCAGCCGAATTCAATAAACTAACTGATCATGAAAAGAAGAATTATGAAGAAAAGGTTAGTTGGATTAAGATCGTTATCGCTACGGTTGGTGGAGCTAACGGGCTTCACGCCCCTTTTTTCGTTTGTGTTTCAGATCAAAGTGAAATTTTAATCAAAAATAATAGCATTAAAAATAAACGAGATAGAATACCAGCTAAAGCTGGAGTAATTTTTAATAGATTAATGGGATTTTCTCCAAATATTAAAAATAAATTAGAAGGATTTACAAAAAATGTTCAAGAAAATATTGAAGTTTTATCATTTAATTATAAAAATGGCTTATTTGAATTTAAACCCATAATAGCTACAAGAAGATCGTTTAAAAAAGTATTTAAAATTTCATTAGAAAGTGGTAAAAATTTAGTCTGTACCGAAAATCATCCAATAATGACGCTTAATGGTTATAAAGAAGTTAAAGATTTAAACATCGGAGACGGAGTTTTAAGAATATATAAAACACAATCAATGGCTAAGAAACAATTATTGCCTATAGTTAGCGATATAAAAATTAAATATAAAGAGCCGATATCCGATTGTTTTGAACAGACATTAATAGGTTCATTATTAGGAGATGCTGGAGTCTATAGGGGACAAACATCAAATTCTTGCTTTAAAGAACAACATAGTTATGCGCAAAAAGATTATTTAGATTGGAAATTGAATAAATTAAGCCAAAAACTTAAATTCACTCAAAATAAGACAGCTAAAAGCGGATATACTCAAAAATTATTATATGGGTTTTACTCTAATAACTCAAAAGAATTATTTAAGATTTGCAAAAAATACATACACCCGACCATGATGTATAAATTTGACATATCACCACAAAAAGAATGCCGTTTTTGTAAAAAACAATACTATCCAGCAATGCTGGGTAAATCCGCAGTTACTTGCGGTAATCAAATGTGTGTTGCCGCCCAGTCAAAATCAATTAAAGTAGACATTATCAAGTCTATTGAACCTATGGGCGAAGACTGGGTAATTGATTTTACCGTTAAAGACAACCATAACTTCATAGCCAATGGGGTTTTAGTTAAAAATTGCGACGAACTAGATCTATCAGAACCCGCCGCTTATGACGAAAGCAAGATGATTCCATCAATGGGGGATGACGGACAGCTACCCATTACCTTTCTTACCTCTACTAGAAAATATTCATTCGGGTTAGTTCAGCAAGAAATCGACGCTAGCCATAGGACCGGCTTAAATATACGCCATTGGAATATTATTGACGTAACCGAAAGATGCCCACCTAAGAGGCATTTGCCAGAAGAACCACAAATCCCCATTTATTTTTCTGAAAATAATTTACGGGCGATTAGCAAAGCAGAACACGACTTGCTATCTGAAAAAGAAAAAGCTCAATGGGACGTTAAAATGGGCTATAAAGGCTGTTTACAAAATTGTAAACTCTTTGCTCAATGTAAGGGGCGTTTAGCTACTAAGCAAACATCAGACAGTAAGTTATTAAAGAAAATCAACCACGTACAGCCCTTATTTTCTACTATATCGGTAGATCTAGCTCGTGCTCAATTAATGTGTTATTTACCGTCCTCAGAAGGTAAGATTTATCCTAATTTTCAAAGAGAAAAGCATTTATTGTCTGCCGCAGACATGGCAAGAAGGGCTACTGGTGAAGAATTTCCTGACCATTTAAATAAGGCAGAGCTAATAGAGATATTTAAAAGAATGGGAGCTGAATTTTATTGTGGACTAGACTGGGGCTTTACTCATAATTTCGCTGTAGTTACAGCGGCGCTATTAGGTCACACTCTTTATATAATAGACGTAATTTCAGCTAAGGGCTTGGAATTACAGCAAAGAATCGAACTATGTAAAGAAAAGCTTACTCCATTAAACCCCGCCATATATCCAGATAACGCCTATCCTTCAGACGTTAAATCGTTTAGAATGGCGGGTTTTAGAATGATTAACTTTAAAAAAGAAGTTCAATTAGGTATTGAAAATGCAAGAAAGCGTATAATGCCCGGAAACGGCCTTCCTCCATCAGTATTCTTACTTAAGGAAGATCCTGGCTGTGAATTCTTGGCTACTAAGATAGTCGGATACCACTGGAAAATCGATCCACAGGGCAATCTAACGGATGAGCCGGATAGTCAAGATGACGACGAATTAGATGCATTTAGATATTTATGCCAAAACGTGCCATTAAACAAGTCAAAAGCGGTTATGGTATTTAATGATAATAATAAAATATACCAAAGAGACCCAAATGAAGGCTGGATTCAGAAAAAGGCGGGAATTGACGCCTCCGATGGAGAGGTTAAAGTAACTGGCAAGCCGGGCGGTCTGTTATTCTCGATATAACCGATTAGTAACAATCTTTGTTCATGGAGAAAACTCGTGTCCCTTCTTAATTCTTTATCAACGGTAAACATTTATGATGACGCAACCGCCACAAATAACCCCCAACAAAGGTTTATTGACTGGAAACGTAACGTCTTAAGTATTTCCGTAACTAATCCTAGTATGTCACGAGTTAAGCTACTTCCAGGCCAAACTCTTAATATATTTACCGGAGCTCAGGCTACTTCTATAGACAATACATCGTTATTTAGTATCGCTTTAAATCCTTACTTAACCTCAACTTACCGCATTACTAACACTAGTGGGACTGCTCCTGTATTTAGAACTGCTCGTACCGTTGCGGTTTCAGGTGTTTTAGTAACTATAGCTATAAATAACAACGCAACAGCTACATTTACGGCTGGTTCTGCTATATTTGGCGCTGTACAGACTGGAGATACATTATTCCTGCCTACGACCTTAACCGGAGACGCCTCCTTACTTAGCCCATTTAGCGTTGTAAACGGTGGATTATGGACAATAATTGGCGTTTCGACGACTCAATTAACAGCAGTAAGGCAAACGGGAGTAGCTTTTTCTGGTGTAGCAGAAGCTCAAACCCCCATCACAGACACTCAATTCCAAGTTTTTAGCTCAGATTTGGTTCAAGTTGGCTCAACAGTAGAAATATCGTCTGGATTCAGCGCAGTAACTAGAAAAGCTTATGTAATTACTGCCGTAACCCCGAGTTGGATAGAATTCATCAGTACGTCAGCCCTTCCATTAGAAACTGGCGTAGCGCCTACGGCGACTGGATTAGTCATTTATTCAAAGACCAAAAGATTTCTTAGAGTAGAAGTAGATCAACAAGCCGTTTTACGATTAAATGGCGATACAGGTAGTTCGCTTAGATTAGACACTATAACATCAAGTATTGGTAGTCAAGTAGGTTGGTTCGAAAAAGGCCCCGGTCCATGTTGGCAATTGGACGTAGTTAACCGTTCGACCACAAATCCTTTAAATATTGTTATAATGTCAGCGGAGTAATTTATGTCCAAAAAGCCCCGATTTGAATTCGAAGCTCTCGATAATCAAATCACACCAGATGTGCTTGCTAAATATGAAGATGGCGAAAACATCGAGTTACCTAACGTAACTCCGCTAATTAAGAGCATATTAACAAGTATCACTAAATCTAACAAAATCCAACGACTAGCTTTAGAAGAGGATCCAAAGAGCGTAAATCGCTTTATGGGTATTTTCTATGACAAAGTAGGTCAATTACCCGATATTTTGTTAAAGCGCGTTTCAGTGACGGATGATTTGATCGCCAACATTTTACATATTCGTGCAAACCAAAGTGCTGTATTCGGTCAAATATTGGAAGATCGTTTTGAGTGGGGATTTAGAGTAGATCCTAAGCCACATAAATTCAAGCATTTAGATAAAGAAAAAGCAAAAGAGCTTCGAATCAGAATGGACAAGGCTCAAGAAATCCTTTTGACCTGTGGCCATACAGAAGATACAGACGAAGACGACATGATGAGCTTATCAACCTTCTTGTATCTAACCGCTCGAAACGCCTTATTATTTGGAAGGTTCGCCACCGAAGTTATTCACAAACGAGACACCCAGGGCAATAAAAACGGTTTTTATGCTTTTAGGCCAGTTGACGCTGGCACTGTTTATCGCGCAGTTCCTACCGACAGTATAGATGCGAACATTAGAAAAGAAGCGATTAGGGTAATTTCTGAACAGAAAAATCTCAAGCTTGACCCTAAGAAGTTCAAAGCTGATGATTATAAATTCTTTCAAGTAATTAACGGAACACCAGCCCAAGGATTTGAGGCCGATGAGTTAATAGTAAGGAACTGCTATCCATCGACCGATATTGAAAATAATGGGTATCCAATTACGCCAATCGATGTTGCATTCGCTGCAATAACTACCCATATTAATATAACTAACCACAATAAGCTTTATTTCCAAAACGGACGTGCAGCGAAGGGCATGATGGTTATTAGCTCAGATGAGGTAGACCCTAGCACCTTAGCAGATCTTAAGCAGCAATTCAATGCGGCTATTAACAGCGTAAGCAATTCGTGGAAAACTCCAGTAATTAAAGTAGGTAAAGAAGATAAGGTAACTTGGGCTCCCATGGATGGAGCTTCAAGAGATATGGAATTCCAATACCTATATGATAGTAATTGTCGTGTAGTCTTAGCTGCGTTCCAAATGTCGCCAGACGAAGTTCCTGCTTATTCACATTTGTCAAAGGGTACTAACACCCAGACTTTATCAGAATCAAATAATGAATACAAGCTTGAAGCGCATAGAGACGTAGGCATCCGTCCATTGCTTTCACACTTACAAGACTTCCTTTCAACTAAGATTCTTCCATTAATAGATAAAGAATTAGCCGAATATTGTACTGTTAGATTCCACGGATTAGAAACCGATTCTCCTGAAAAAGAAAGAACCGCTATTCAAGAGTGGGCTCCTATCTGGGGCACGATGGACGAAATACTTGAAAAGGTAGAAAAGCCCAAAGTCGGTCGTAAAATGGGCGGCGAATTTCCATTTAACGAAATGTTCCAGAAGATTCTTGACAATTATTTTACTGTTGGAGAAATTAAAGAATATTTCTTTGACGACAAAGAAGCTAAAAAAGACCCAATGAATGGCTATCGTCGAGATCAATTCTGGTTTACTCAAAAGCAGTTAATTGAAGCTCGACAACAACAAGAAGAACAAAAGAAGATGGCTGAGCAACAAATGCAACAACAACAACAGCTTCAGCAACAAGAGCAACAAAAAACACAACAAGCTAATTCTCAAGGTAATGAATTAATGACCGGAGTTAATCAATTAGAAAGCCTACTTACCCGATCAGAGTTAAGCAAAGGTGAAAGAGCTTCTATTGAAAAGGCATTAAAACTAATTAAGGGTCGATAATGTTAGTCAAATTCCATCCTAAAATAGAGGAAGCGCTTCGCTATCCAGATCATGGCACCGTTATAGATGGTGCTTTTGCTACAGAAGCCATTGATACTTCAGGAGAAATTATCAGCGTTAAGGGCGCTGATATATCATCATTAAATGAAGATGGCATTTTGAATACAGAGCACAATAATCCAGACAAAAAAGAATCAGCCACCTTCTCTGTAATCATAGGAAGAATTATCTTCGCTAAGAAAATATTTGGCGAAGAAGATTGTGAATCTGAGAGAGAGCTTAAGCTTTGGAATGAAATTAAACTCCCATTTATCTACGGAGCTTCTGAATTATTTGACAAAGAAGGGCATAGTAACGCAAAAGACGCCGCCGCTATGATTAAACATTATCATCGTCGTGGCTTGCCAATTGTTATTAGATACAGTATTGAAGGAAGCACCATTGATAGAAACGGCAACTATCTATTAAAGACTATTGCTCGTCGAGTAGCTGCAACTATCAAGCCTTGTAATCGTAGCAGTTTTAGTAACCTAGTTTCAGAACCTAAGGTTAAGCAAGTTGGGGTCGATGTTCAAAAGAGCGAAAAATATATTGCCATTAGTGAGATGGAATATGAAATGGTAGATGTAGCTCTAGAAAAGACGTTAACTCTCGGCGGCGGCGATGCCGCTCCCGGTTCATTAACTGGCGGCTCTGCTTTAGCCGTAGAAGATGTAATTGGAAAAAAGAAGTTCTTTAAAAATCAATTACTAGCTGCGGCTAGAGATTATGATGGTAAAATGCCGTTCAAGCCTTATCTTAAGAAGTTTCTTAAACATTCATTACCAGATGTTGCCGACAAGTATTTGGATAAATATTCAGATATGGTTAATGAAATCCAATTTCGCAAGAGTGAGGAAGATGGATTATCGGATTTGCCAAAAGCAGAAAAAGGTGCTATCAAATATAAAGATAAAATGGTTAAGCCCGGAGAAATCGAGCTAATTGGCGGGCCATTTAAGGGAAGTAAGCTTAAATTGCTTCATGTTGACGACACTCACGTTCACGTAAAACCACCCAAAGCAGGCGATCAGAGTGAAGTCAATATAAATAAGATCAATAGAAAACAAGAAGGCAGTCACTTCGCTATTATAAAGATGCCAGAAGAGGTTCATGAAGCTTTATATGTAGATGGTGGTAAACATTCAAGTCTTGATCACACAAAGACGCATGAACAAAAAGATTTAATTCACGGAATTGACATTAAACAAGAATCTGTAGATCATCCAAGAACTTCCACTTGGCATATTAAAGACAAAGACGCAGCTTATGGTTGGTACAAGTCAGCCAGCGGCAAAACTGCCCACGTAAAGCCAAGCGTAGATTATGAGGATGAGCCAGATAAAGAAATAAAACCTTCGACGGCAGCAAGAGAGGTTATATTCCATAACTTATCAAAGGGATTTTTCGGTATAGACAACGTTCCTACGACAACCCTCTTTTCTCACCCAGAAGGTGGCAAAGAACATTCAGCAATGGAAGTCTTGCCTGAAGCGGTTCATTTTCACCCAGATTCTCCTTCAGCGGCTACTCGTCCAATATTGCATAAAGAAGGGGTTACCGGTCAATTAGATAAAATGGCCATTATGGACACGGTTCTAGGCAACAGAGATAGAAACAAAACTAACTACATGATTGATAAACGTAATAACAAAGTAATGCTTATTGATAACGCACTTACCTTTGACTACAACAAGGACGAGATTCCATCATATTTGGAAGATTATGCAAGAATTAAGGGTAAAAATATTTATGAAAAAAACATTCACCCTGAAGCTAAGAAATGGCTAGTAGGTTTAGATCCATTTGAATTAAAGCGCCAACTAGAAGAAAGCAAGATCCACCCGACATTAGTAGAAAAGGCAGTTAAAAGACTACTAGCAATGCAATCTACCTCAGTATTGGGTCAGAACAGTATGGGCGATATCTTGTCGGCACATAAGAACTACGGGGTCTAGGAGTCTAAATGTTAAAAGACGGAATTTATAGAGTCTATAGCATTAAATCAGGATACGGCAAACCCGTAGAAAGACAAGTGTCTAAGTTTTTTATTAAAAACGGTAAATTCTACATATTAGAAGATCACGATAATTTGATGGAAGATGTAATAGAAGGTCCAATAACTCCAGAAATATCAAAAAAGATATTCCATCTTTGCCACACACCGTATTTTAAAGTCATTTCTGATAAACAAGCCAATGAAGGGGCTCACGACGACGTTATTCCTGAAATGAGTCTTGGCGATGTAGACCCAGACGCCAAGTATTTTGTGTGGAATGGGATAGATCAGCCTAAAATACTTGAAATATACGGAATAAACACCATATTTGGTGGGAAGCAAATTTCTAAAGACGAATTAAAAGAGCTATTTGCACAAGTACAACTAGGCAAGTATAAAATGGAGAAGTTCTAATGTTTAATGAAGACTACTTCGAACTACTTAAGGGAATGGAAAATCTTCAAAAGATGGATCCTTCCTTGCCTATCTATGAAAAACCAGCCGAGCCTGAGTTTCCTGATCATATCGAAAAGGATAGTCAGTTTCCAGACTTTGGGAATCTATTTTCTTACAAGAAATTCGTGGCTTTTAATAAAAATTCAGGCGTTCACGTAACTATTGATGGTAATTCGGTCGGAGCATTAAGCGACACCCATGGCCAATTAATGGGAGATGAAGGCGTTTCGCTAATGTTTAATTCAATACTAGAATTATCTAAGAAATATAAGGTTCATGCCTTTAGAGTTAGTGGGGATAAAAGCAGAATTATATTTAAATCTCCACAAGAAGCCCTTGGATTTACTAAAGAATTAGAACAAAAGCTAGATGAAACAGAAGTATTGTCTGGAACCAACCATAAATTCACCGTTTCTGTAGGCATTGGCTATTCTCCGGGACAAGCAGAACAAGCATTGCAAGAAGCAAAGGATATTCTTGGTGGAATGATAAACAGCCAAAGGGTTAAGCATTTTGATTTAGGCAAAGAGCCGTTTATTCATGTATCTAAGTTGCACGAAGCTCCGCCAGATGATTGGCGACCATTAGAAAAATCTAAGACCTATCTTGAGACAATTGTTCCCCGCGGCTTAAAGCTCCAACACCCTTTAAAATAGCTTCTTCTCGCCATTGCTCTCTTAAGCAGTGTTTACAAGCCCCTTTCTTTTCCCAAAAATCAAAAGCCAATAAAAGGATTGTCTTGCATCGTTTACATTCTTTTAGGCCCTGCTTTTTCATACATTTCTTACAAACTCCTCGATAGGTGTTCTTTTTGGGGTATTTACAATAAATACAGATTTGGCCATATTTTTTAAAAGCAAAATTAAAAAGCTCTCGGCTTCTATCTGCTGTCTTGCGACAATCCGCACACCATGAAGTAACTGGTCTATTTCTATTTTTATCAGTTACTTCATGGAACTTGTCTCTCGACTTAGTTACTTCACATCTTGAACATTTGAACATTTCCATGCATAAAAGATTGATTCGCGATTTTGCGTGTTCTCCAAAGATACCAATACTTTATATGTAATTAAAATTTTCGTTGCACCGGGCGATAGCCCTTTAGGAGACAATAATGTCCACACTTAAGAAAGCACTAGTTTTATCACGTACCCTTGCACAAAAGCTAACTCTACGCATGCAAGAGACCCCGATTTTATCAGTAATTGAATCACTAGATTCTTCAGGTTTTCCTGTAGTTTCAGTAAACGACGGCACCCCCGCTACTGGCGAAAATAACGTCGTAATCCGTATAATTGAAATGCCTTCAATTGGGTTTAACTCAGTTGGCGTTGCTCAAGACTCGTATGGTCCACATATTGCTCAAGTAGTTCTAGAGCAAGCCGCTGGTCTAACTGGCGTTTCGCTAGTAGCTGAAGTTGTAAAGAACCGCGTTTTCCTAGAACTAGCTCAACAACATGTCCGCGTTGAAGTTTATATACGCGCTAACGGTGCGATCCCTACTGTATCAGATATTACCGGTACTCCTACTTATGTTCTAAGCGACCTATACTGGAAAGACCTAGGCGACATGTAATTGAGTTGATTCTCAAAAAAAGGAGGTTATATGAAATCATATACCGACGACGAAATTAACTCACTTATTGAAGAACTCCGAACGGATCTTCCCGAACTATTAAAGTCAGAAGGTGGAAAACAATATCCATCAGCTGAATCAGGCGGACAACGCTCAAGTGGCCATGAAGTCGGCCAAGCTAGTTCCGGTCATGCACAAATTTTACACGACAAAGCTCCCAAAATGGGCAAAGAAGGTCAAATTGTTCATGAGAATAAGGGCGGTCTTAAGAAAGACGCAGAACAACTTGAATTAGAGAAAGAAGGTTCGGCTCCAGAAGGTTCTCCCGATATGGGTGGCGAAAGTGCATCAGAAGGCGCGTCAGAAGGTGGTGGAGAATCAGAAACCCCGCCAGCAGATGGTGGCGAAGAAGGTGCAGAAGCTCCTCCCGGACAAGAATCCCCAGAACAGCAACAAGGGGATGAACAAACTCTAGAACAAGCTTATGCTGCGCTTCCTGATGATCAATTACAAATGCACTATGAAGCTCTCCGAGCGGTAGTTATGCAACGTATGAGCGGTGGAGCAGGCGCTCCAGCGGCTCCGGGTGCTCCTTCACCAGATCAAGGTGCAGGTGGCCCTCCGGGTGCAGGCGGAATGCCTCCAGAAGCCTCAGGCTCACCAGCCGGTGGCCCTCCGGGTGCAGGCGGAATGCCTCCAGAAATGGGTGCCGGTGGTCCGCCAGAACAATTACAAGCTTCAGAAGCTCCAGTATGGGCTGATGAGCTAAAGAAAGCAACCGATGAAAAGGTTGCTTCATTAGAAAGACAATTAGCTGGATTAACGGGTTTACTAGAAACGATGATTACTCGCCCGCAACAAAAGGCGTTTACTTCAATGGCTCAATTCGTAGCCAAGTCGGAATTAGAGAAGCCTAAGCCAGTATCAATGAATCGCAAAGATGTATTAAAGAAGTTAAATCAAGTAGCCCAAAGCAATGATTTGAAGAAATCGGACCGAGATTTAATTAATCGATACGTTCTTGCAGGCGATGTAGATGTAAATGAAATTTCACACTTACTGAAGTAACCAGGAGAATAAAGTATGTCAGGTACAAACCTTTTAAACAAAATTGAAGATCTAGTTAAGGCACTAGAATTGGGCTCATATGCAGGTTCTCCCGGTTCACTCGTGCAAGGCAGCGCCCTACAGGTAGAAGATGTTTCACCTGTAATGCACAACGTCACCTTCCAAGACAAGCACATCAAACTTCAAAAAGAAGTTAAGGTGGAAAAGTCTAAGGGTCAATTGGTACAATTCAATCGCCAGCTATCATATGGTATCTTTGGCGGTTCAGCGCAACACGAAGGTCAAGTAGGGTCAGAAGAGACCTCAGACTTCGTGCGCGCGGTTGTTCCGATGGCTTATTACAGCCACATTCGTCGAGTAACTCTAGCTGCTAATATGGCAGAGACTCAAGATGGCGTTAAGGCGGAAGATCGTGAAGCGCAATCAGGCGCGAAGAAAATCGCTGGCGATGTCGAATTTGATATTTTCCGTGGTAAGGGCGACTTCTCAAACGCGGGTGTTTTCGATGGTAACCCGCTAGCGTTCCCAGACCGTATGCCTAACATGGTTGGTCTAGATGCGCAAGTTCGTATTTCAGACTCACAAACCAACACTCAAGACCTAATGTTTGACGCGTTTGGTTCAAACCTTTCAGTTATTATAGCTGGTGGTGGTGTTCTAACCCAGTCAATGATTGAAGATGCTTGGGTTCGTGGTCTAATGAACATGGGATCGGCAGATAAGCTTTATATAGATCCTCTAGTTCTATCAGCTTACTCAAAGAACAGCTATGCCGGTAAGGAACGCATTGTTCTTGGTAACTCAGCTTCTGAGCCTACCACTGGTGCGGATATCGGTAAGCAAGCAGTTTCAGGTGGCGTTGTCACCCTAGAAGCTTCACGCTTCCTATCAGCGCAAACTAAGCAAAAGAGAACTCGTAACGGCGCTCCCGGTACGCCCTCAATTTCTTCAGTCACTCCTCAAGCTGGGTCAACTTCATTCCTAGCTGGCGCGACTTATACTTATTACATTACTGCGGAAAATGAAATTGGTGAATCAGCACCTTCAGCGGCTGTAACCTCAGCTTCATTAACTGCCGGTCAGCAAATCCAAGTAACCTGTGCCGTTGGTTCAGGTACTGTACGTTTCTTCAACGTATTCCGCTCAGCCTCAGGTGGTGCGGCGTCAACTGCGAAGTTAGTAGGTCGTGTAGCGTACAAGGGAGCTTCAGTACAATTCCTTGACCTAAATAACCGTCTACCCGGTGGTATCACTGGATTCCTAGTAGAAAAGGATACAATGGTATTAAAGGAACTAGCTTCATACAGCCGTCTAAAACTAGCGGTAGTTGACCTTTCACAGCCTGAAGCGCATTTCCGTTTCCTCTGCTTAGCGGTTCTGGAGCCACGCAAGAACGTTCTAATTGACTCACTAATCGGTGCGTTTTAATAACTAAGGATAAGGAGCTACAAAATGGCTAATTTATCACAAAAGGCAAAAAGGGGTACTTACTGCTATCTCAATAGACCCCGCTACTGCCACAGAAGTAATTACAAACGTAAACCAAGGTGCATTAGTAGCTGCTCTATCTGCTCAAACCTGTGTCGCTAAGATCACGGGAACCAGCACTTCAACAACTACCGACTTCGGTGCATTAGCTGTAGGTGACTCAGTATTAATGATTCCTTCAGCGGGCGGTGCAGTATTGGGATATCTAGTAGCTACTGCGGGCACTCTACCAGTAGCTGGCGTCGTTGGCAACGTCTACTTAGTAATGAGAGCACTCGTTCTAACCTCAGCAACTGATTCAGCGCTCTGGTAATAAAATAAACAGTCTGTAGTAAGAAAGCCCAGCCCCATGCTGGGCTTTCTTATTTGTTGTTGTCATCTTAACCTGTGGTATAATGACTGTGAGGAAATATGAAACTGCCCTTCAATCTTTTTAAACGCAAGCCCAAATATGCGGCTAAGCCAGTATCAAAAATTAACCAGTTAAATCAAGCAATTACATTCGACGACGTGCTTCTCGAACCTCAATACTCTGAGGTAGAGACCCGCAAAAACGTAGACATATCGACTTCTTTGCTAGGATTTAAGCTGTTAAATCCACTTATCTCAGCTAATATGGATACCGTAACCGAGGCTAACATGGCTATAGCTATGAATAACCTTGGTGGTATAGGGATTTTACATAGATACCAAGATATTCAAGCTATTGTAGATCAAGCAAAACTAATTAAACAAAATGGCGGTATAGTTATTGCAAGCATTGGCGTCGGATCCGAAGCTGTTAATTTAGGATCATGGTTAATTGCAAATAAAACGGCAGATGGCTTGTGTATTGACATAGCCCACGGCGATAGCAAGTTAATGATAGAAACTATAACAGCTATTAAAAAAGATTTTCCAACAGCCAAAATCATTGCAGGTAATGTAGCCACCTATGAAGGCGGTAAAAGGCTGTTAGAGGCCGGTGCAGATGCTTTGAAGGTAGGTATAGGTCCCGGTGCCGTTTGCACCACCCGTCGCGTTACAGGCCACGGAGTGCCACAAATCACAGCTATAGCAGAAGTAGCAGAATTAAAGAAAGATTTTAAATTCGATCTTATAGCTGATGGCGGTATTCGTGATTCAGGCGACATAGCTAAGGCCCTTGCTTTCGGCGCCGACACTGTTATGATAGGTAGTCTGTTCGCCACTACAACCGAGGCTCCCGGAACTATAATGCAAGGCCAAAAAATTTATAGAGGTATGGCAAGCAGAGAAGCCAGGTCAGATTTTGACCCAGAGTTACCTACTGACTATACCCCAGAAGGCGTTGCGATAATGAAACCGATGACAGGACCCGTTTCATTAGTAGTAAATAACTTAAATGGCGGATTAAAGTCGGCCCTTAGCTATAGCGGAAGCAACAACTTAACCGAATTTCGCCAAAAAGTGAGATTTATGTTGATAACCGGAGCTAGCCACATAGAAGGCACTCCACATGGAATGAGCACTAAATGAAAGTTAAGTTAATTTCACTACAACAGCCGACAATTACCACTCCAAATGGGCAATCAATGACCGCTGAAGATCTGGTTTGTTATACAGCAAGAGTCTCGGCACCACAAAACCAAGACAAATTAGATACCGCCCCAAAACTTTTAAAATATTTAATTGAAAATAAGCATTGGTCACCACTAGAAATGGTCAATTTTTGTGTAGAAATCCAAACTAGCCGGGCTATAGCCGCTCAGGTCCTACGCCACCGCTCATTTGTTTTTCAAGAATTTAGTCAACGATATTCAGTAGTTAGCGACTATGAAACATATCCTGCTCGTCGTCAAGATATTAAAAATCGTCAAAATAGTATAGACGACATGCCTAAAGAAGACCAAGAATGGTTTGCTGAAGCTCAAATGCAAGTATGGAATAATTCGATCGATCTTTATAATAAGTCTTTAGAAAAAGGGATTGCCAAAGAACAAGCAAGGTTTTTGCTTCCATTAAATACTAAAACAACCATGTTCATGAACGGCAGTCTCAGGAGCTGGGTTCATTATCTTCAACTTCGTTCTGGGAATGGAACTCAAAAAGAACACGCAGATATAGCTCATGCTATCATTAGAGATGTGATGATCCCAACCTTCCCTAATGTCTGTAAAGCCATAGGATGGTCAGAATGATACCAATAATCACAATAGTTGGAAGAGCTGGTGCCGGAAAAGACTCAGTTGGAGCAATATTATCTTTAATGACTAGTGGCACTACAATAGCTTTTGCCGACCCGCTTAAACGTATAGTTAAAATTCTTTTTTCTTTTTCCGATGATCAATTATGGGGCCCATCACAAAACAGAGATCAAATAGATCCTAGATTTTTAAACCCAGATACTAGGGCCAAGGTCTGGAAAGAGGTAAACTATGAAATCGTAGCTCACCATCTCTTAAACGAAGAGATTAAGAAGGTGTTTGGTCCCGATTACATGAAAGCTCTTGATATATTACGCAAGAATGTACTTCCGCAATTGATGAAAAAGTTCGAAGCAACAATCTCCCCAAGAGTTGTACTTCAATATTTAGGTACGGAGTGGGGTAGATCAATTTCTTCCAATGTATGGGTCGATTTTACTAAAGATACGGCAATTAAGTTACTATCTGGTGGTTGGAAATACAATCAGAATATTGGCCTTATACCAACTGATGCTAAATATTGCTGTCCGTTTGTTATAATCACAGACGCTCGGTTTCCAAACGAAGTAATAGCGTTGGCCTCCATTGGATCAGCTATAATTAAGGTAGAAAATCCGGTTTCGCCAGAAGCCAATACTCATGTATCTGAAAACGTAGATTTAATCAATAAAAACTTATTTGATTTAATCATCCTTAACAGGAAAGATAGTCTCTCCTATCTAGAGGTTCAGGTCGTCAAAGCCTTTGCGGAGGTATTCCCAAAATGGCAATCGATACCAATCTATTAACCATGTATAATAAGGACAAAAAAGAACTAGAGACCGCTAAAATTACATTAGACTCCGATCTAAATAAAAATAAGATCTCTAAAATGGCTCATTCAAAAGGTCTTTGTTCATTAGTTTACGAATATTCTATAAGTGGTTTTATAGATGAATCAATTAATCTTTATTTAACTATAAGTAAAAATTATATTCAAGATAAACTTCATGAAGATTTAATGTCCGACAACGAATTTTTTATTAAAATGAACACTTGGTTCGAACTCGTCTCCTATGCAGGCCACGTTCCTTATGATATAATGGCCACGCAAAAGGGAGCAACTGCGTAATGAACCTAGACGACGTAAGAGTTATTAACGGAAACGATGTAAAGACGTATACTATCAAGACCGAGGTATTTATATTTGACAATGAGCACCAATTGGAGCGCCGGGCCAACTTCGAGCACTGTAAAATCGTCTGTGAGCCGGTCGTTTCAGTAATTGGTGACGCAGGCAATATAATTGGCTGTGCGACTCTTCATAAGGAAGGCAAGTCGATCTATGCTGAGCTATTTATAGACTATGAGACGCCTGAGCGCCTTGATTTAGAAATAGAAGGCAAGAGGCTATATCCACACCTTCATGGGCATTATGTCACGTCTCCAAGCCACGGTGGTGCCCCAAAAGCGACCTCTTATCACGTCTATAACCTAATTCTTAATAGAAATAGGGATACAGACCCCCGGATCGGACCAATTTAATGTTTTGGGTAATGATAGGGTGCGTGATCCTTAATGTAACTCAAGCATATATACATGTGTATCTACACACAGGCAATCAATGGTATTATATGCTTATGGCTGTAGTTTGTGGGTTTGCCGCTCTTATGCACTACCTTAAAGACTCAAAACTCTTAAAATAACAATCTTTAAAGCTGGAGATTGCTATGTACCTAACTGGTAGAGTTTTATTAAACGTCGCAGACGTAAACACTTGGGAATACGGAGATGTTTACCGCCTGTCTCAAGGGGACACACCTACGTTATATCTACAGCTAATAGACCTTGATAAAGATAAGGACGTACTCAAGAACCGCCCCAGTGGGAAGCGCTATATGCCAGCTACTGGTGCTGTATTAACAGCTACTATACAAAACATAAATGCAGTAAACACCGTAGTTAAGGTGGCTACGCAACCATTTGCTAACGACCCTAGTATTTGGGCTATAAGCATCCTTTCTACTGATCCTATAGTTTCTGGCACTTTTAGTCTTCAGCTAGCCTTAACTGAAGGAAGCAAGACCACCTCTGCCATGGTAAGTAATGTAATCAATATTGGCTCCCAAATTGGGTCACGTTGTTAATAAGGAGCTAAAATGGCTGACTATACAACAAGTAAGGCAGTTACTTCAGTATTCCCAGATAGAGCAGTAGATGCACAAGAATGGAAGCGAGTAGAGCCTTTAATTACTCCAGAACAACTAATGAAGCGATTCCTGTTTGGAATTCCGCTCGTTTCATATACAATTAACCCAATTACAGGTCAAAGAGACGAATTAACTGGTGATGATCTTAAAGATTTTATTGAAAGAGCTGTAGCCGAAGCCGAACTTCAAACTGGATTAAACATATTTCCAGTTCAATACGATGAAAAACACCCATTTGACAGAAATTTCTGGGCGAGTTATGGATATATAAAAGTCGAACACCGACCGGTCCATAGCGTTGAAAAACTAGCGTTCACACCTCCTACTGGGGATGACATATTTGCCGTTAATCTCGATTGGGTAGAATCAGCTAACTTTCATAAGGGTCAAATAAACCTAATTCCGTTCGTTCCGGCAATAGCTGGCGGATATGTCATGGGAACTAGCGTAGGGCAAACAGGCTCAGGGTCTGCATATCTAAATATAATGTCGGGCTTATCATGGGTTCCGGCGTTTGTAAGAGTTACTTACACCACTGGATTTCCCGGTGGAACAGTACCTAAGGTAATGAATGAAGTAATTGGTTGTAATGCAGCTTTGGAAGTTTTGAATTCACTTCAAGTAACGAACCGCGCACAGAGTTATAGTATGTCAATTGATGGAACTAGTCAAAGTGTTTCTACTCCGGGTCCAGCACAATACCAAGGGAAGATTGACTACCTAATGCAAAAGCGTGATGGAATCGTTCGAAGACTCAAGAATCTTTATGGATTAGGAGTTTTTAGCTCAAATGTCTAAAAAGAAGGAATTAAAAGACCTTTTGAATCAAGCCGAATCCTTGGAAAAAAAATTCGGTAGTGCTGCTTTGTTAGCCGCTCACTTAACATTAGGAGCAGGTGGGTCAACCCCGCCTCAAAAGCCAGTAGGTGAGGTAAATAAGCCTACAATTAACGCAATTAACGCTCCGGGCCAATCTAAGATTAAGCCAGCGGCTATGGCTGCTCCGGTCAAACCTAAATTTTTACAAACGAATTCTGAAAATGAGCCAGACACGTTTGAAGCTGAACCCCAATTTAAGCCAGAAGGATTAAATGATGATCTTAAAGCTATTTCCATAAATGAAACTCAATATGGAAGTAACATGAATCATGCTAAAAATCTGACAGATTGGAATACAGCCCATGGTCCAGTCGGCTTAAAGCCAATGGTCGCCTTTGATACTTATAAAAATAGTCAAAGATTACAAGGTAAGTACACCGATATAGCTAGTAAGACCGATTTTATCAAGAAGTTCAAGTCAGACCCCGACTTTTACAATGAATTGGGCCGAAGTACATGGAGTGGGAATCTAAATGAAACCCAAAATCCCGATGTCACTGCTTATGGTTGGCGACATGGTATAAATAAAGCTAAGCAAGACTTTGCTAAAGATCCAGATCTAATTGCTAACGATCCATATGTCCAAGCATGGAAGAAAAGTAAGTTAGAAAAACCGTGGCTTAAGAAGAAACCTCAAGCTAATCCATCTATTTCGCCAGCGTTGCAGGCAGGTTTTGATAAAATTGCTCAGCAACTAGGCATTAAGAAATCAGAGCTTGAAAAGATACAGTCTGCACCAAAATGGGCTGGATTACTAGGTACTGCCCATTCACCTAAAGGCGACGACAGACGAGATACTCCGATTATCGGCCCTATCTCTACTAGAACTATAACACCAGATCCTGCTGGCGGCAAGCCAACTATTGTCGATAATGAAAAGAAGTTAAATGATTTCCAAATTCCAGGCGATGAAGATTACCGGGCACTTGGAAATAAACACGCACAGGCGTATTTAGGGGTTCCCAACCAAGAAGAACAAATAAATACTGGCAAAAAAATTCCAGAAAAAGCCTTAGAAAGTGCTTGGGGAATACGTCAACCGACGACCGGATATGCTTTGAATGAAGATATGCGCGCCGCCGCTATTAGAGAGAAATATAATTTAGATTTAGAAAATGGTAAAAAACCCGATCCAAAGACTTATGAACGGGCTTTAAATAGGATAAAAGATCCAAACGATGTAATTGGTACTAAACTTCATGAAAATTCACATGCTATGGACGCTCGTCTATGGGGGATCAAAACTCCAGAAGGCGTAAGAATGGCACGCCCACATATACAAAACATTCAAAGAAATTTATTGGATATGGCTTATAAAAGTATGGAAAAAGAAGGCATTCAAGGAATACCAGAATTTAAACAAGCAATGGACAAAGAACAGCGATCTTATTCCGACAATCCTCCAGATGAGTATTATGCAAAAATATTAAATATATTAAATTCAAGCGGTCAAAGAAATGCTTTCAAAGACTATCTGCCTCCCTATGTAAGATCTGATCTAGATAGGTCAATTCTTACTCAGACACCGGAAAACAAACGTTTTGATAAAGCTAAAGAACTAGAAAATATGCATTATCAAAAATATTTTACTGTAGCTAAAAAACTTCATCGACGGTTTAATGAAATGGCCAATAAGGTTCAGCCCCATCATCTTTCCCAACTAACGATTCCCGGAGCAAGTGAGCATTTTGAATTCGAAGAACCGGAGCCCAAAACAGAAGAGTTTGAGATTCCGCAAAACGAATTTGACCAATTAAATAGATCGGAAAGTATAGAATTTGAAGGCTGGGAGAAATAAAATGTCAACACCCTTAAAACCAAAAAAACTTAAGAAAGCCGACGAAAACAAGCCTTTTCATTACGCAGGGGCAGCCGATAAAGCAAATCAAGATAACGAGGGCGTCCTACAGGACGCTTACGGTCAAATTTCTAATGTAACTTCGGACGGACAAGCTCCCGCCGACCCTAAGAAAGCACTAGATAATCAAAATTTTAAAAATAAGCAATCCGGCCAAACTCACAGAGAAAGTATAAATAAACTTATGGGTGCCGTAGAAGCAAACAGAGACACGCATTTAGCTTCTGGAAGCCATCACATAGATTATCGAAATGAACCTGCTGCTGGAACTCCTGTTGCAGATGGTCCAGAAGATGATCCAGACACGGATTGGGTAGATCCAGAAAGAGCTTATTGGCACGGCATTGACAATGAGGTGAATGAAGTTGATCCACAAAATGGACAACCAATGCCAGATAATTGGGATGGTAAAAAGGAAATTATCTCTTGGCAAAAAAAGCCACTAATAGTTCCTTCTGTACAAAACAATAGATACTTAACAACAACAACTTCCGGTCAGTTAGATCCTAATAATTCTAGAGACTTTGGCGATCTTCCTTTAAGATTGGGTCCAAAAGCGGCAGGCCAGTTAAGTCGAAATCTCTATAGTTTTATCCCGGAAGAAGGTAAGCTCGGCGCAGAAAAATTCCACCAATATAATAGCGGCTATTCTCGTAATGGCGCTGAAACTCCACATAACTGGGAACATAACAGGCTTTCTTCAATAATCGACTATCTTAAAATGCCAGAAGAAGAACAATCAGAGTTTCACAATCAAATGGGGCATACTCCAGAACAAGCTGCGAAGTTCGATGGAGATATGGAAAACGCTTTTAGGCATTTACAATACGCTAGTAATAAAGCTACCAACTCTTGGATTAATAGAGACATAGATAGCATTAAAAAACACGAAGTCGAACAGTTGATGAAGTGGGAGCCAACCCCAGAAGACCAAAAACGAGCGTTTGTTATGGGAGTTAATTCAATCGTATTAACCCCAGAATATAATGCTGCTCGTTTTATGGCCGAAGGCTACGATCCCAATGAAGACGATATAATTAATGCAACTCAAGACTATGAAGGCGACTATGCTGCCGTCGCCTTAGCTTGTTACCGTATTCCAGTAAACTCAGAAAACCGTTCAATTCTTGACAAGTTCCTTATGATTCAAGAATTCGGTAAATTTGAGTTCGATGTAGCTATTATGCCCAGAATGGTAAAGCCAGTATTTAAAGAATATGCCAAAATAGCCAAGAAAATCCAAGAAGGCTACAAGGATAATAAGATACACGCTGTTGAGTTAAATGGCAAGCACTGTAAAGGTGCCGCGCTATTCAAAGACTTATCGACCGATACTGTTTGGTTCATTAAGCCTGGAAACGGCAAACCAAGCAAGGCTTGGGGCGTTCAAGAAGAAAAAACTTCCGCAAGTCGCAGGGAAGTAGCATTTAATGAAGCCGCTAAGATATTCGGCCTTGAAAGATATGTCCCAGAATCAGCTTTAGTCACCCTAGACGGAGAAGAAGTAGCTATTCTTCAATTCTTTGATAAAGAGTTTAAGTCGGTCGAAGATGTGAAGAAGAGTAAAGAGCTAAATCTACAACAAGAGTTCAGTAAATTCGTTAACAACGGATTACTTTACAAATGGGCCATTCTTGATTATGTTTTGGGTAATCCTGACCGTCACGGTGGCAATATAATGATTGATAAGTTCGGTAATCTTCGATTAATAGACGCAGGAAGCGCCTTCGCCGGTCCAAGCTTTAATCCGGGGAAAGACCCAAGGTCATGGGTTCCGTTTTATTTACGTGTATTTTCAGGAAGGAAGTGGAAAGAGCTCACTCCTGAATCAAAAATGGATGTTTTACCTCGCTTAAGCCATGGAGTTGAAGACGCTTTAGCTCACTGGGTTTATTTAATCTCAGTGCATAAGTTAACGGAATTATTGAATAAGTTTGGAATTAACCCAACCCCAACTATTGATCGATTAATGGAGTTAAAGAACTACTTTGGACCAAAATCAGAGTTTATTCGTAAATTCTATAGCAATCTTATTCATCAGGAAGCACAAGAGAAACAAGAAGCACCTGAAGGAGCCGAACAATGAAACTAGCTATTACAGCAGACCAGTTAGATCCTAAGAAGCCACCGAAGAAGATCGGTATGCACAAGGGTAAGCCAGTATTTGAGTTTGTTACCAGAGGCGGCTTTAATGTCGTAGCTAAGCATGGCGACGAAACCGGCGTAGAGATACTAGGCTCAGGTCCGCATCGGGGATTTGCTCGTCAATTGGCTGTCCAGAAGTTTCCCGATACCATTCTAGATGAATTATCAAAGTCAGAACAATTCGATCCAGTTATGTTTAATCACTTATTCCCAGTTTGGAATAAGGTAACCGATTTAATCAATGTTATGCTAAGGGAGCAAGAGTAATATGAAACACAGAGAACTAGACGGGGGCTTTAAGAGTAGAAAATTATTAGTCGTTCTGTTCTCTATGGTTTTGGTGACAGGCGTAGCGATAGCTGCTGGCATTTATACGAACCTTACTTCGGTCTACCCCACTCTCTGTACGACAGTTTGCACGCTAGCTGGCTTATATCTCGGCGCAAACACAATTACAAGGCACATTACAAAAGATTTGGTTACAACTCCAGACCCCACTGAGCCGGATAAAAAATAATGCCAGATATTAATATACCATTTGAACAAGTAAGTATAGATCTTGACGCCCAAGATAAGTTTATTGTCAGCAATGACATCAAAATGCAGCATTACCGTTCAATCCCTTGCCCAGTAGGCACTACTGATGTAATGGATTCTCGTGGTGGGC